CTGCATAAATTTGTTTGGTGCGGAGATTCAACAGCCGAATTTTGCCGTCCCAGTATTTATTCTTGAATGCTGGTGAAAATTGGTATCCAGGAGTTGAGAATGTAAAAAAATCTGACATCTCCTGCAAGATGCCATCATCAGCTTCTATCTGAACATAGATATTATTGACTTGTTGAACCTTCACATCACACATAAATTAAAAGTATTCGAACCACTCCTTTTCACACTTAACACATTTCATTTGCGTTTTTCTAGATATTTTTGGATTTTGTGGATCTTGAGCAAATGTATACGGTCCATTTCGAACAGGTTCACATTCACCGCCCTTTTCACATTCTTTTGGTTTAGTGTTTTCTTCCATTTATCTTGCCCCTTGAATAAATTTTTCCCAGTCCATGTATGCACGAAGTTGATATGTTCTTGCTTGCAATTCTTTCATTATATATTCGCAAAACTTGGCAGCTTCTTCGTGATAGGCTTTCTTGCGTTTGAGTTTGTTTAGATCATCATCACCATCAAGATAAACAGAGATGTCAGACTTGAGCGTGAAACGGAATGGCTCCCATCCAAGTTTATCCAATTCATCTTGATCTAACTTGCCTGTGTAATACATCCACTTGAGTTTCTTGATCTTGTCAAATTCAAGACCTGCTCTTTTTGCAGATAGATTATGCAAAGACAAATATTTGTTATACTTGTTATGAAGCAATGGAATGCGAAGAATCTCTTTTCCAGGCTCCGTTGCATCTACATCGGAGTCTCTTTCCCACTGTTCCATGATTGATTCTAAAGGTGGAGTTTCAATTTTCATAATCGAAAAATACAAAAGAAGAAAATGGAGTATCATTATACTTCTTTTTAAGGTAAAAGTAAACTCAGACAAGAGTTTTCCTTTTGTATAATTATGCAGTATAATCACTATGTTCGGTATGAACGGAACTCTTTAAGAACTCTATAGAATATCTTAGATTCTCTCATATTCAAAATAAGAGAATCTAAAAGTTGCATCTGCAGTGATGATGTTTTCTGCGCTATCACTTGTATTAAATGACAATGATCCAATATTTGTAGGAAACATATCGATCAATTTTACTCTGAAATTTGGATTGTTTTTGTTTGTATAAATTGTCATTATACCATCAGAGTATGGAATTGGTTTTTGTCCAAAGTTAGATCGAATGCTTGCTCTTGGCGAGCTTCTTGCTAATTTTACATATTCTTCAAAAGAAGTTGGAAAGGTAATTCCACGAATCCAATCATGTAGTTGAGTCCATGCCTGTAGATCTTCATCTACAAGAAATGTAATATTAAACGTATCATAGATTGCCTTTTCACCAGGAAGATATAACTCTACAAATGGAGTATACATTGGAATTTCAGTCAATGAGATTCCTGGAAGATTTGCAGTTTGACAAAAGTAAGTAACACCTGGAAGTCGATCAAAGGTGATGCGAAATTTGGTACTTTGCAATAAATCTATATTTTGCGGATTACGTGTTAGTGCTGTCATCTAGAATTTTCCGTAGATCGATGATCTTTTCTTTTTCTATTAAATCAATTATGAAGTTTGTCAATTCAATTTCTTTACGAATAAAAAACATTTTTCGATTTAAATTCTCAAGACGCTCAGAGTAATATGCGAGCTCGCGCTCTTTTTCTGCGCGAATATCTTTCAGATCTTTGAGAAGTATAATCTTCGCCATAGATTATATTTAGGCATAAAAAAGGGGGAGTCTTTCGACTCCCCCAGTTCATATTGCTTTATTGTTATTTTACAATTAGCAATTATTGGTTAATGTTTAGTACGCGGAATTTGCGATAGTAAACATTGACGCCATCGGCGATTGCGCCAGTTGATGCACCTGGACCACGTGAGAATGGATTTGCAACGAGACCGTAACGAGTCTTGAAGCCAACTTTTGGTTGGTAGGTCGTTGGGTCGATTGCGCGTACCATTTGTAGTGGAACGTATGGGCAGTAGAACAAGCCAGCGTCATAAGGAGTTGTACCCTTATAGCCAACAACAACGTAGTCTAGTCCAGCGACTGAATATGGGTCAACATAAACTTTGATACGTCCGAAGAGTGTACCAGCGAATGTGTTGCCTGTATCGTCAACTGCTAGGTTGGTGTTGTTTGACAATGCTGAGTTGTAGTCTAGAAGACCTGTCATTGCTAGAGCTGATGCAACATCGGTTGAAACGATGAGCATGTTGCCCTTGCCACGACGGGTATCTTTAGCAATTTTGTTAGCTGCTCTTTCAACAGCGAACAACAAGCTCTTGTACTTCTCAACTTGCCAACGACCGCTTGTGTCTGCATTGCTTGATAGGTTGAAAGTATTTGAAGAAATACCGACAACGCCAACGTTAGCTGTTGCATAGATCGTGCGGACAACTTCACGGTTGATTTCAGCAAGAATTTCTGTTGACAAAATGTTTGTCAATTCTGTTTCTGCGTCTAGACCATGGATTGCCTTGAGATCTTGTGCAAGTTCTAGCGTGTAGGCTGCTTGCAAACCGCGTGTATTTGCTGTAACAGCAACGCGATCGATTTGGAAGCCCATGTAAGCTAGTGTCTTGTCTTCTGCAACGGCAGTTGTCATTCCGTAACCAGTGTTTGCAACACCGAATTCTGCAAGACCAAAGTTGGTGTTTGCATCAGCAACTGTTGGAACAGTATGATCGCCAGCACCACCGAAAGCAGTGTTTGCTTCGTTGTATAGTGCTTCGCCTGTGAAGGCTGTATTGCTTGCATATTGTGCACGCATTGCGAAGATCAATCCTGTTGGTCCTGTCATTGGCTGAACGCCGCAAACATCATAAGCCATTAGGTTTGGAAGAGCACGACGAACCAAACCGATTAGGATTGGGTCGAAACCTGCTACTGCTGCGCCTGTTGCTGTTGAAAGACCTTGGATGCCTGAACCCATTGAGTTAGCTGGTGATGCTTCCCATAGGTTTTGCATTGAACGGTTTTCTTCTACTAGAGCACGCTCTTGGTTTTCTAGAACTAGAGCAGTTACTGCGCGCTTGTATTGGTCGCTGATAGCTGGGAGTTCTGGGTGATCAAGAACTGGTGCCCACTTTTTTACATATGTTTCGTTAATATACGACATAAGTGTTACCTCAGTTAAATTAAATTAGGCTTTTGGAGCCGTTTTGGAGATTGCTTGTACATAATGTTTCATATATGAAGGAACTTCTGCTACTTCTGGTTCTTCAACAGCTGTTTCTTGAAGAGCCTTTACCTCACTTGTCACGTTAGTTTTTGTTGGGAAGTAGTTCTCGCGGATAATTGCGAGCTTATTATTAAACTCACCCTCTGAGGTGAACTCCACGCTCTCTGCGAGCGATTTCATTTTGCCAGCCTGTACTTCGGTTAGACCTTCACATGCTAGGCGAACTAGTTTTTCTTTCTTGACTGCATTGACTTCTTCAGTAAGAGCTGCAATTTCTGCATCTTTTTCTGCTGCAGCTTCTTGCATTGAAGCAACTTCAAGTGCAAGTTCTTCTGCAACGTCAACTTTCTCTTCTGGGATTTCAATGTAGTGTTCTGCGAATAGATTCTTGAGACCGCTGATGAAGTCGCCTACGAGTTCGGCACGAAGACCTGTTTCGATAGCAACTTTGTTCTCTTCCATCCATTGCTCAACAACATAGTTGAGATAGTCATCAACTTGTTCAGATAGTTCTGATTTGATTTCTTCGATGGCTTCTGAAAGAACTTGATCGTTCTCAGCTAGAACATCTTCAACAATCTTTTCGACGCGAGATTGAACAGCTGTTTCGAAGATCAATGTTGCTTTGACGCGGAAGTCTTCAGAAAGAGATTCGCCATTGAAAAGAGCATCAACATCTTCCTTCATGGAACCTTTGTGCTTCTTAACCATGTCTTTCATCATTTCTTTTTTCTTTTCTTCTTCGTCTTCTTCATCTTCGTCTTCATCGTCTTCATCTTCGTCTTTTGCTTCAGCAACAATCTCTTCTTGCTCTTCAGCAACGACTTCTGATGTTTCTTCTTCAGACTCTTCGGCTACAACTTCGCCTTCAACTTCTGTTTCTTCGGCTTTGACTGCGCCAGCATCGACTGGATTCTTCTTGAGGTTTTCTTCCTCGTCACCAACTTTGGTTGCTTTTTCTGGGGCTTTTTTCATGCCCTCAGCTGGCGCACCCTCAACTCCTGGCTTTGCAGCTGGCTTTATGTTTGCAGAAGCAGCAGCACCAATAGCTGTTGGTAATTGTTCTGGGGTTTGACCGCCTAGATCTTGCATGTCAGCAGCCATAACTTGTGCTGGTTCTTTTCCTGCACTCATCATTGAGGCTTTTAGAATTTCAGCAGCAGATTCTGATAATGTCTTGCTCATTTGTAAAACTCCTGAAGAGATTAATATTATTTATAAGAATTAAAGTTTTGACAAGAAATTTTCGAATATCTTGAGCGAAATCTCATCAATCTGTTTTTGTTTTGCAGTTTTGATTTGACTATAATACTCATTGATATTCACTTCCTTGACCTTACCATTGTCCCAAACCCATTCCTTACCTTCCATAATACCTTGTACAAAGGCACCTGGAGCAGATGGATCTGCAACGATATCTGCCGCTGTGGCTAGATAATAGTCATCTTGAACCACGTTGACACCATTTTCGTTCTTCAAAGAACCCATGCCACGTGACGAGACACCAAGAGTTGCACCGCCTTCCATCAAGGACTTAGCGATTTTACCCATTGGTGTTTCAAGAATTTTTGCTTTACCAACCCAAACATTTCCTTCTTGTTTTAGGTTAGTAATTAAATGCGATACGCGATCAAGATTGATTGATGGTGAATCTGGGTGACCCAATTCCCCGAAAGCGCGATTTTTCTTTACATATTCTTCGTTGTAACGATCGACTTCTTTTGCAAGAGTTTCTGTACGATACATGCGACCGTTACGATTTTTCTTTTCTGCGACGAGGAAAGGTCCAGAAATGTACAATGACTTGACGCCACCTTTTTCTTCTGTGATAACCTTTACTTCTTCGATTGTTTCAGTGATGAGTTTCATTTATTTTAACCCCAGTGATTGTCTTCTACGCATAGAACGTTTTCTCTTAATTAGAGCACGTGCCATTTTTGCGCGACGCTTAATTTTTGCCTTTCTCTGAGAAATTCTTCTTCGAAGTCTTTCAGCAGATGTCATGCGCGTCACTTTACCACCACGAATAGTATAACCCTTTACAGCAGAAAACTTCTTTCTACGCTGAACTGTTGGCTTACCTTTGATTGTGCGAACACGAGCACGAATAATTTTTGTTCTGCCCATACGCACAACATTACGATTCTTCTTTTTTACTGCTTCAGCAATAATTTCTTTGACTGTTTCTGAAACTAGACTCATTTTCCACCAATCGTGAATTGAACTCTGCTAAGTGCAAAATCTGCCGCTTTTTTGAATCCTTTTGGCTCAGCGAGCATTGTCTCATACTTCTTTTTGTTTTCTGCATTCAATGCACCATGAACCATATGCATTGCTTTGGCTACGCCATGAGCAACTGGCATTTTTGATCCATCAGCAAATTTAAAATGCTTGGAAGTTGCTTTTGGATTTTCTTGAGTAGCATATGACTGTAGTTGATCAAATGTTTCAAGAATACCTTCTGCCTCTTCAGTCACACCAACCATAGGATTTTCAGCACCCTTTGATGTTGAATATGGAACGGTAAATGTTAATCCGAGTTTTTCATTTACATAAAGTGCCACACGTTTTCCGTCTGGAAAAATTCGAATACCTTTACGCTTTAGTACCATCATCATTGGTGGGTCACCAGCAACTTCTTCAGAGATATATTCGTCTCTAATAATTTCGTATTCTTCACGCTGAACGTTGCGTTGAACTGCCATCATTGATTGAGTTGTGCCCAATGCTGCGCTTGATAGAGCAGCATTATAACGTTGGAGAACTTCTCGCTGATTTCTTGGAAGTCTTGCAATATCGCCAACTTTTGCATGGCGCATCATTGCAATTTTAAGTGCAGGAAGATCTTTCGCAGGCATCAAGCCTCTGCGAACTAGACGTGTGATGCTCGAAACAGTTTGTCTATCAAGACTCGACTGGTTCGGTGACGGAGTCTGCTCCATCAACTTCTGTCTCAATTCCGTTAGTTTCATCTGCTACTTCTACTTCTGTTGTTTGTTCTGGAGTAATCAACGTTGATGCTATTTCAACTTTTTTAATTTCCAATGCATCTGTCACTTTGTTCGCAATTGCGGAGTTAAAAGCAGCCATAAATGACTCTTTATCTCCAGCAGCGGCTGCATTAACAATTTCTACTGTATCCATAATTTTCTCCAATAGTTATTTAGCCTAATTGTGAATTGAATGCTTGGTCAACATCAGCTGATTGCTGAGGCTTGGACTGTGTGTTAGCTGCTGCAACATTAGCAGCTGGTTGTGCTGCTTGCATTGCGGCATCTAAGCGTTCTGTTTCTTCGCCTTCTGCTGCCAGTTCTGCATTCATACGCTCAATGCCTTCTTCATCAAATTGAAGAACATGCTTCTTAACCCATGCTTTAGAAAAGTACGTTCCAACATAAGGATCAATTTGATTCATGAGCTGTAGTCTTGTTGCCATCAACTCAGCTTCTTTCAATTCAGTAAAATTATTATCTTTGAGGAAATCATAATGAATATATTCTTTCATTTCTTTCCATTCATCCACTGAACAGATTCCCTTTAGAGCTAACTGTCTTTGCATTAGCTCATCAAATAGTGTACTGAATTTAGATCTCAAACGCTCTACGAATTTACTAAACTTCAATTCATCGCGAGTAATTTCTGCTGTTCTACCTAAACTAAATCCTTGTTGTGGTAGCAATCGAGAAACTGGAACGTTTAGTGATTTGTATAGTTTTTCTTCAAAATACTTCACATCTCCCATTTCGCCAAGTTGCTGTCCTGGAGGCAGAGTTGTGATTTCTGTTGACTTGCCTTCACCGCGACGAGGAATCCAAAAGTCTTCCATCATTGACATAAACTTGCGGTCGTCTTTGACTTCACCAGTAGCTGAATCATAAACAACCTTGTTGCGAAACTTTGTCATAATATCGCGCAAATATTGTTCTGCTTTAATTTTTGGCATATTGCCAACATCAATGTAGAACACGCGACGTTCTGGAGCACGAGAAAGGCGATAAATGACAACAGCATCTTCAACCATTCTCAATTGATTTAATGGCTTGATGGCTTTATGCAAATATCCAAGAACAATGTTTCTTTTTGCATCTGATAGCCCAGAGTTAACATTTACAATTGCATCAGTTGAGATTTTGACTGATGCATCACCCAATGAAGAAACTAATGTTTGTCCTTGTGTGGTGATTTTATCGTTGTAAACATAAAACTCTTGAACGCCAGTGACAACTTCAATTCCTGTTCTTTGATCTTTTTTCCTGATTACGTTTCGAACTTTCTTAATTTTTCTTGGGTCAATATAAACCAATTCTTGAATTCCAAGACGTGGTTGTTTTTCGTCCAACAAAACTTGATAGAAAATTCTTCCGTCGATATACCAGTTGCGAAAAATATCAGTACCAGAGTTTGAGAAATCAAGCAAACGAAGAACATTATCAAACTCATCACGAATCATATCTTTGATATTATCTGGTTGCTCTAGATCATCAAGAATAATTGACACAGATTTACCTGAAACGTCATGAACAATTGACTCATTGACAATATCGTCGACAGCAGTCTCAAGTTCTGGCTGCATTGCCATCTCGCGATAACGAGTGACTAAGTCAGCTTCAGTTTTAAAACTTGCTTCAAGATCTAGATATGTACCAAAATAACCACCACTGGTGACATTAATTGCGCCATCATCTGAAATGGGTGCGCTGATTTGAGGCTGCAAGTTTCCTTGCTGGCTTTTGCGACTTAATTCCCATCCAAATAGGTTAATAGTTGCCATACATTAGCTCCATGATATAAAAATATTCGACGGGATCAAACCACGTTTACTTCGGCTGCTTCCCACCACTGATATGCAAATGTCACTGAGTATTCTTCGATGGCATCATTATTTCCCCAATCTAGATCGATTGGAGCGAGGTCATTTGGAAAGAGCCCAATAAACTTGTAACGCTTGATCACATTTCCAGTTTTACCGAAATGTTTTACAAAAGCGTCAGTGCCATAAGATGTAGGTGTAGCAGCTGCGGCATTACGTGTGTTGAAACGATGCGAATTAATACCATTCATCCAACGCTCAAAGGCATTGCGCACTACGAAATCTTCATCGTTTAGAATTGTCACAGTCCAATCAGCAAACGTTCTATTGCCTACAAACTTAACTTCACGACCAAAATATTGAATTGGCACAATTCCTACTGTTGATCCAGGGATTTGAGCAGTTTTACACATAAAGCGAAGTTTTCTGGCAGCGTTTCCTGGAAGCGAAAAGAACGGAAAGTTCATTTCCACTTCAAACAGATTGGCGCGTGCGCCATCAAACTGCATTTGCGAACGAAATTCAGATACATTAAAAGCCATTGTATTCTCCTGACTTTATCTTAGTCTATTTATTAGAAGCGACCAACGATTTCGTCGAAGGCAACGCCACTGCGAACAGCGACGAAGTTCAACTGGATAAAGTTTACGCTTCTTGCTGGCTTGATGTAGATATCGCCGACAAACTCGTTGCGGTCAATGACTGCTGGTGTATTGTTTGTTTCATCGCAAACAACACGGAAGTCGAAGATACCGCGACGACCTTGGACGTCTCTCAAGAATGGTTCAACAAGTGCTACGAACTGAGCTCTTGTAAATTCATCATTGAATTCAAAGAGGCTTGAACGTGCTGCTGCAGAGATTGCTTTCTCAAGAACGATAAACAAGCGACGAACATTGATACGATCAAATGCGCTTGGGCGACCTTGTAGCGTCTTATCACCAAAGAGAACAGTTCCTTCTCCTGGGAATGAGACCACTGGATTTACGCCAGCCTTGTAAAGTGTATCACGCTCTGATTGACTTGGGTTAAATGACAACTTGATCAAGTTGCGAATTTGACCACGATCTAATCCAGCTGGTGAGAACCATGGATCGCGTTGTAGGTCTGTGCGAACACAGAGACCAGCAATGTCAGCGTTAAGTGGCATCCAACGATAAACGTCGTTATATTTGTCATACTGATACTTCCAACCGCTATCCATTACAGCGTAAGATGTTGAGGATAGTGAGTTACGGAAGGTTACGATGTCGTCAGCTTTCGTTGTTGATGTTACTGAGTTTGCATATGGAGGTGAAACAAATGCAACAGCATCTTTACGACCATCAGCTACAGACAAGTATTTGTTTGCTACAGCTGCTGGAGAGATTGATGCATTTGCGCTCACGCCATAGTCGCCTGCAAACAATAGAGAAATATCAATTTCTTCTCTATTTGAGTAAAGATCAATTGCAGACACGACATTAGCTTGAGATGGTACACCATCTGCACCATTTACGAGCGAGTAATTAGCGTTTGTTGGTGAATAGTATACATCGCCAGAAGCAACCGTTTGAGCAACAGTATTGCCCCATGCAGAATTTGCTCCAGCTAGATGTCCGAGCCAGTGAATGTAACGTGAGCTTCTGAATAGAACCTCTTTATAGTAGATACTTGATCCATCATCGCCTCTGGCATCAGATGCTTTTGATAGATTTGAGAATCTTTCAAGAACAGTGTTTGCAACTCCAGAAAGCAATCCATCTTCATCTACTACGACAAGGTGAAGTTCATCATCTACGTCAACATTATTTGAAATAGATAGCGCGTAGGAAGAAGTCCCTGGAGCAGAATCAAATAGAGCTGAATATGCCCAGCTTGAGAAATCTGAAGTATTTGCGCACAAAGAAACTTTTAGAGAGTTTCCGAGGCTACCTGCGTAACGTGCAGCAAAATTAACTAAGTTATTTGATGTTGCATATTGACTTGAGAAATAATCTTCGTCATTTGCAATTGTAACATAGTGGCTTGAATTTGAAACAGCGTTATTTGAACTGTCTGCGCCACCTGCTGCATTAATGAAACGAATAACACGAAGATCGTTTCCATATGCTAAGAAGTTGGCTGCAGACATGAAAGATGCAGCAGATGTTGCGTCTGGTTGAAAGAACTTTTCGACTAGATCGGTTTCGCTTGAAACTTGAATAGGTGTATCTGCTGGACCCCAGCGGAAGAATCCAACTGTTGCGCCTGTTGATGTGCCAACAGCTGGAACAGAAGTTGTAAGATCAATTTCAGAAGTGTTAACTCCTGGAGAGACTAAAAATGCCATGTTTATACTCCTGTGAATGGAGAAATAGAAAATCTACTGTTTATTTAGTAAAACGTCAGTTTTCACCGATCCACAATGTTCCAAACTGCTCCATCTGATATAAAAGAGTTGTTTGGATTGTCGATTTCTTCATGCCCAGCTAAAAAATTTGGTAAAGATTCTTCTTCAATTTCTTGTAATTGTTGTTCGTATAGTTTTTGTCGAATATTTGTATTGGTTAAATCTGCAAAAAACGTTTGACTGGTTGTCCAAGCAAACAAAACTAAGCACATAACTAGGTCATCATGCGACCCTTCCTCAGCCTCGAAACTCGAACCTCGAGAAACAAACGTGGAGAGCTCTGCAATTACATCAAAATCTTGAATAATGATTTTCTGATTTTCAATAAGGTGCTTCAAATTAGAACATCCAAGTCGTTTTACGGACTTAGTTGTTCGAATGCCACGATGAGATCTATTTCCATATCCCCAAGTAAGCGATATTTTATCTTTTTTACCCTTTGCGGCGATGGTAGAAAGAATGTTTTCATAATCATAGTCTTCAAATAGACTATCGACTACCTGTTGTCCATTATCGTTGATTTCTACTAGAGCAAAGGCATTATTATAGTATTCGCCGACTTTTTTAATCACTCCAGGATAAATTTGTGGACTGATTGTATTGTTTTTATAGGTTGCAACGAGATTATAGGGGATGGAAGTTACATCTATAACCGCGAAGGCAGAAAAGTCTAATCCCTTTCCACGCGAAGTATCGCAAACAATGATATAACTATGATTTTGTAATGGCTGTTGATATATTTTCACTCCACCGTCGGAGGTATGTAGTGGAGTTACGAATGCAAGAGACTTCAGAGCTGCAGCGGAAAGTAGAGTTCCAGCCGATCCCATAAATTCGCATTCCATTTCTTGAAGAAACTTCTCTTCACCAAGAACTCTGCGCTGCTCATCAGCCCATTGCTGCGTTCTTCCAGGAACCTGACGCCAGTTTGCCTCGACATGAGTAAATCCATTCTGCCCCTCAACAGCTTCTGTCCACATCTTGTAGA